GCTGCAATTTATGATCAAGGCAAAGAAGAATGACTGAGACAATCTGGGGCTACTGGCTCGATCGCGAGGGCGGCACATTCATTGAGCTGCCCAAGCTGCCTCTGACCCGCGCTGGCTTCACGCAACCGCCCTTCAGCGTCACCCGGCCTGACGGCAAGGTGCTGAATGTGGTGGAGCGCAAGCCAGAATGAGATACGGATCAGTCTGCAGCGGCATTGAAGCTGCCACAGTCGCTTGGCACCCCCTCGGCTGGCAACCCTCATTCTTCTCCGAGATTGAGGCATTCCCCCGCGCCGTGCTGGCACACCACTACCCCAACGTCCCCCTCCATGGTGACTTCACCACCATCAAAGGATCCGAATATGAGCCAATTGACCTTCTTGTTGGAGGAACCCCCTGCCAATCCTTCTCAGTCGCAGGGCTCAGAGGAGGCCTGGACGATGACCGTGGTAACCTCGCCGTTGAATTTCTCCGCCTTGCTGACCGAACACGCCCCCGCTGGCTGGTTTGGGAGAACGTCCCCGGCGTCCTGTCATCAAACGGAGGACGGGACTTTGGTTCCATACTCGGGGGCATGGTCGAACTCGGGTATGGCATCGCCTACCGAGTCCTTGACGCTCAGTACTTTGGAGTGGCCCAGCGCCGCCGCCGTGTGTTCGTTGTCGGATACCTTGGAGACTGGCGCCGTGCCGCCGCGGTTCTTTTTGAGCGCCACAGCCTGCAAGGGCATTCTCCGCCGCGCCGAGAAAAGGGGAAAGGAACTGCCAGAGCAGCTGAAGAAAGCCCTGGAGCAAGTCGCAGCCCACGCCAACCCGGAGCCTTAAGCCATTGGGATGGGCCGGAGCATCCCCACCCCACCCTAACCCAATCTGCTCGTGGCTCTGGGGGCGTAGGGTCAAGCAACCAAGAAGTATTCGCGCAGCGAGGGGCATACTTGGCGCCAAATGTCTCTCACACCTTAAATGCTGGCGGTATGTGGAGGCAAGATTATGAAAGTGAAACAATCATAGCCTTTGAAGGCGATGTCGCCAGAACCCTATCCGCCCGGCACGATGGAAGCCCGTGCGCTGATCGTGGGCCAAATGTGGTGGCGGTCCCGCAAACCGCGCCGACACTCACCAGCAACGGCGATGCACATTCTGGATACCGGGATGAGCATGGGCTGGTGCCTGTTGGCATCTTCCAGGACAGCGAATTTGGCGTGGCCCAATATGACAGCGCCGGAACCCTCCGCGCCGGGCGCATCCCAGAACACCAAATGGTGATGCAGCCCCAAGCGGTGGCAGAACCAATCCCGTATGATTTTTTTCAAATCACTGCCCCAATCAATCGCCAAAACCGACAGCCGGGTGACCCGTGCCATACGCTTGCCCGTGACAACGCCAGCCACGCAACCATACAAACATCTATGCAAGTGCGCCGCCTAACCCCACGCGAATGCGAGCGCCTTCAAGGGTTCCCAGACGACTACACCCTCATCCCGCACCGCAACAAACCAGCCGCAGATGGCCCTCGATACAAAGCCCTCGGCAACTCAATGGCAGTCCCCGTAATGCGCTGGATTGGCGAGCGTATCCAGATGGTGGAGAAATTAAACATAAAAAGTGGTTAAGTATATGAAAGGGGGATTGTAGGTTTTTTCACTACAACTTTTGAATTAAAAAGGGGGCTCCGGCCCCCTTGATCTTTTTATGCGCCGCGCCTCTTCTGAGGGTACTTAGCAAATACGCGCGCGATCCCATTGAAAACATTGATTTTCCTAGCTTCAGGAAAATGGTTTCTTGAAGCCAAAAAGCACGCAAGCCAGCTTTTGCTTGTGGCAATCCCGCTCCCTGCATACAATATGTTGAACCCAGGGGTGGACCATGATCAAAGACCTAATCCAGCGAATGTTTGCGGCGCGCAACGCGGCGCACTTGGAGCACTGGAAGACCAATTCCTATGCCCAGCACAAGGCCCTCGGGGGCTACTACGAAAACGTCATCGAAAAGGTGGATGACCTGATTGAAGCCTACCAGGGAGCCTTTGGCCTCGTGGGCATGAGCGAAACCAATGACGTCGTCAAAATGATCAACGACGAGCTCATCTGGCTGAACGAAAACCGCAGCGCCATCTGCAAGGGCGTGCCGGCCCTGGAGAATATCCTGGATGACCTGACGGCCCTGCACATGAGCACGCTCTACAAATTGGAGAACCTCCGGTGACGACGCCTGAACCTGAGCGCCGCAAAAACGCAAAAGGCGGCCGCCCCCAACTCTATGACCGCGAGAAAATCATCACGCACGTCTGCGAGCAGCTGGCTCTCGGCCGCTCCCTGCTGAACATCTGCACCACAGATCCCGACATGCCCGACCACATGACCGTGCGCATCTGGGTGCGTGACGATAACCCGGCAGGCACGCGGCAGCGGTATCTGTCGGCGCGTGAGGCCGGCCTGAGCAGCATGGCCGAGGACATCATTGACCTGTCCGACAAGACCCACGAGTGGGTGATGGTCCAGAAGACCGATCGGCACGGCAATCTGATGTTTGACGACAAGGGCGCGCCCATTGTCGAAAAGCGCCTCATCCCGCTCAGCTCCGACACTGTCGCCCACAAGCGTCTGCAGGTGGATACGCGCAAGTGGTATCTGTCCAAGGTGCTGCCCAAAATTTACGGCGACAAGATACTGCAAGAGCTCACCGGCGCCGACGGCGGCCCCATCAATATCGCCAGCCTCAACCTCAAGAACCTGAGCGACACTGAGCTGGCGCAGATGCAAGCCCTGATGATAAAGGCCGCGGGCAAGAAGGAATGAACGCCCCCGTCTCTCCGTCCATCATTCTTGACCTCATCAAGAAGGAAAAGAGGCGGCGGAACGCGCAGCGCAAGCTGCTGGAATTTACCCGGCAAAGCTTTGAGATCATCGAGCCGGGCCAGGAGTTTGTGGACAATTGGCACCTGGGTTCAATCGCCGAGCACCTTGAGGCGGTGACCAGAGGGGACTTGCGGAACCTCGTCATCAACATCCCGCCCGGCTGCATGAAGTCAATCCTCACCTCGGTTTGCTGGCCGGCATGGGACTGGGCCAACGACCCTACGCTACGGATACTGAACGCCAGTTATGGCGTTGACTTGGCAATCCGGGATGCCGCCAAGACGCGCGAAATCGTCAACTCTGAGTGGTATCGCGAGTGCTGGCCCGAGGTGAAAATCAAGATTGGCGCGGACCAGAAGACCAAGTACGAGCTCACGGCCGGCGGCTGGCGGTTGGCCACATCCGTCGGGGGCCGGGCAACGGGCGAACACCCAGACCGCAAGATCGTTGACGACCCGCACAATGCCAAGCAGGCCGAGAGCGAGGCCGAGCGTGAGCAGGCGCTGACATGGTTTGACCGCACCCTATCCACCCGCGGCCATTCCCGCGGCGCCAGCACGGTGGTGGTAATGCAGCGCCTGCATGAGAAGGATGTGACCGGGCACATCCTGGCTGACCTGACCGGCTATGAGCATCTCTGCATCCCCATGGAATTTGATGGGGTTCCCCGCAAAACGTACCTGGGGTTTTATGACCCGCGCAAAAAGAAGGGCGAGTTGCTCTGGCCCGAGATGTTTGACGAAGGCTCGGTTACTGAGCTGAAGCAGTTTCTGGGCTCCTACGGCACCGCCGGCCAGCTGCAGCAGGATCCGGTGCCAGACAAGAACGGGATCCTCAAGGCCGCCAATTTCCAGATGTGGCCGCCGGACAAGGCCCTGCCCCAGTTTGAGTACATCCTGCAGTCCTATGACTGCGCCTTCACTGAGAAGAGCTCGGGCGACCCCACGGCCTGCACGGTCTGGGGGATCTTCAGCCACAACAGTGAGCGCAACGCCATGCTCATTGACGCCTGGGACGAGCACCTAGGCTACCCTGACCTGAGGGCGCGCGTGGTGAAGGACTGGTCAACCGAGTATGGCGGCACGACGGTGAAGGATGGCCTGCGCACTGCCCGGCGCGCTGACCGCATCCTGGTGGAGGCAAAAGCCTCGGGGCAGTCCCTGTTGCAGGATTTACGCTTGGCGAGAGTGCCTGCGATCGGCTACAACCCCGGCAACGCAGACAAGGTCAGCAGGGCGCACCAAGCCTCGCCTACGCTGGAGCTGGGCCTGTTATGGGTACCGGAGTCCGGTAAGAACCGAGGGCAGGTGGTCAGCTGGGCGGTCCCGTTCATGAAGCAGCTTGCAAAGTTTCCGGTTGCTGAGCACGACGATTATGTGGATACTTTCACTCAGGCGATTATCTACCTGAAGAACGAGGGTTGGTTCGAGTTGCCGCAGGCCCGTGAGAGAGACGAGCCCCGGCAATACAAGCGCGAAAGGGTAAACCCGTATGCCGTCTAAGAAGCCCATTTGGGACAAGAAGCGCCCAAAGGACTTGGGTAAACCCAAGGGCCTCTCTGACGAGCAGAAGGCCTCCGCGAAGGCCATGGCGAAGGCCGCCGGCCGCCCCTATCCCAACATGGTCGATAATATGCGCGCCGCGAGGAAGAAGTGAGCAGCCGCGTTGATAAGGATGCGATGGCCTGCAACAAGCCGCGCCGCACGCCTGACCATCCCACCAAGTCGCACATCGTGAAGGCGTGCTACGATGGGAAGCAAGAAATCAAACGCTTTGGGGAGCAGGGCGCCAAGACCGCCGGCAAGCCCAAAGAGGGCGAGAGCGAAGCGAAGAAATCTCAACGAGCCAGATTCAAATCGCGTCACGGTGCCAACATCGTCAAGGGGCCGAGTAGCGCGGCATACTGGGCAAACAAGGTGAAGTGGTAATATGTCTGGATCCCGCTCTCTTCCCATTCCGCCCCAGCCGCCGCTTGACCTGCTGCGCCAGATGCAATCACGCGGCTCTGCCGCCCAAGAGTTTGACCCCGTTGCCGCGGCGATTGCCGACCAGCGCAGGTCTTCCCGTCGCCAGCCTCTGCCCCTGCCGCCCATGCCTCCAGCCGTTCCTCCCCAGCGGACTGGTGGCCCTGCAGAGGCTGGCCCCCCTAGCGTGTTTCCCGGCGAGACTGCCGGCGACGCCATCCCGACCCGCCTTGGCGCTGCGCTGCCGCCCGACAATCCCTGGGTGGCCGAAGCCGGCAGGTTGGCCGAGAAGTACAATCTGCC